CCTGTCGATGTAATTTCCGCTCTGTCAGATGACTTACGCAAGGCGGTGGGTTTTTCTTTTGAAGAACTCAAAAGCTTCCCAGCTATTCCGCCTGATAGTTCACATCGTCTCGCTTCAGCTATTTCTCTTGCGCACTCGTTTATGAAGAAGTTTCTTCCTCAAGACAGTCGTGAGCAGGATTTAGCTTGCTTGACTAAGCTTCTGAAGGTCAATATGGCCTCTGGAGCATGGGAACTACGCCTAAATACCGGCCTGGATGAAGAGTTATGGGGTTCCTTTAAACAGGAGCTCTATAAGTTCTTTAATCCGGGAGGGCTTCCTCTTGTTGGGTCCTGGGATGATCTCTTCCTTAATGGGAGAGTCGGCCCGGGCTCTTCGATAGGTGCCCCTAATGGGGATTTCTATACGAAGTTCTTTGGGTCGGTATTGACGTGTACGTCACAGGGGCTGATAGATCACTATCAGTCCAACGTCCGTAGGTTCTCTGAGTGGTCTAATGCTGAATCTATTCGATCTCAGCACCACTCGTCACCGCGGATTGTACAGAGTAGTCGTTTAAGCTTCGTGCCGAAGAGTGTTACCATTTCGAGGTCTATCTGCACCGAACCATCGCTGAATATGTATTATCAGCTTGGCCTGGCGCAGATTTTAACAGGGCGACTCCGGTCTTATTTTTCAATAGACCTTTCGAGTCAATCTGTTAAGAACGCAGAACTAGCACGGTTGGGATCTGTCGATGATTCTTGGTCAACAATTGATCTTGAATCAGCTTCTGATACCCTTAGTGTCAATTTGCTTCGCGAGGTTTTACCTCGTGACGTTTTTGACCTACTCGTATCTCTTAGGTGTAAAAGCTTAAGTTATCAAGGGACTGTGCATGAGCTACATATGATCAGTACGATGGGGAACGGGTTTACCTTTCCTCTTCAGACCATCATTTTTGCGGCTATGGTAAAGGCCTCCTACATTTCCTATAACCAGCGGGACCCTGTCTGCGTGTTCGGTGACGACATTGCTGTTAAGAGCTATGCCTATCATCGGCTTTGCAGACTGTTGTCTTTAGCTGGCTGTATAGTGAACGAGGCTAAGTCCTTTCACAAAGGACCATTCCGAGAGTCATGTGGAGCCGATTATTTCTTGGGAAGAAATATTCGGGGTATCTACATGAAGCGTTTTGCAACGCTTCAAGACTCTTATGCCCTAATCAATGCCTTAAATGGGTTCAGTGCAAAAACTGGACTCATATTAAACAGCGTTATGAACTGTCTAATTGGCAAGGTCGACAAGTCACTCGAAATCCCTCTCTGGGAAGATCCCAGCGGTGGAATAAGAATGCCTTTGTCGATGGTTAGAACAAGACGTGTGTCAGAGACAACACACGGAACTATATATTCTAAATATAGTTTCAAAGCTAGAAAGCTTCGCATTAGGACGTCGGGTATGTGGCTTAATCGCCGTTATATTCCGTATAATCCCAGTGGGTTGCATATAGCCTTCTTGTCTGGCATGGCTTTATCTTCCGGCCTCCCTCTCCGTGAGGAAGGTAGGTGGAAGAAGGAGCGGCGGAGTTGTTCCTATTGGGACAGCTTCGACTCGACCATCGGCCTTTTAGCCGATGTTTCGATTAGGCAGCTAGAAACTGCCGTCTACTTTAACTTATACAGTTAAGGCAGAAACC